TAATAGTTTTTTTTGTTTTTTGTTCATATAACTATTATAAAAAAACTTTGTGGCACGATTATGGCAATATAAAATTTATTTTTCCATATATTATGCCACTTTTTTAACCCTCTGATAATAAAGATTAATCATATTGATGTTGTTTTAAAGTTATAGACACCTCTGTTTCTTGGTGTGCGTCATGGCTATCAGCAAGTTCTTCAATCAAATAACTTAACTTTTTTAAATCCATGCTTTCAATAGAATCATAATTAGCAATGACTTGATCTTTTATTCTTTTATCTTTTTTATGATCGTATCTTGATCCAATTATCTTTATTGTGTGCTTGTCTATTAACATTGTTTTCCCTTTCTTGTTGTTGTTTATAATAGGTGTATATTACACCTTTAGCATTTAAAATATTTATAAGAGTTAATCTCATAAGTTCTTTTAAATTTTGTTTTTGTAATTGTTTATTCATTTATTTCAAAATTATAAAAATTTTCATCACACTTTAAACAAACATAAGGATAATCAATTTCTTTAACTGTTTCCTCATATAATTTAGATGAGCATTTTGGACAATTTTTATTTGTTTTATTTTCTTGTTTGTATTGCATTTTATTTTTCCTTTCTGTTTATTTGTTATTCTAAAACTTCTTCTGGTGGTACTGCTCCAACATCTTCACTTTTACAATCTAAACAAAAAGATTTTTCATTATCAATTTCTGTATCATGTATTGATATATTTTGACTTTTACAGCTATAACAAACATCAACATAGTTTGTTAAATCAGAGTAGTATATTTTTTTTTCTTGTGTCATTTTATTTTTCCCTTTTGTTTATTTTATTAATTTGACCTTGTGTTATGTAATTGTCATCATAAAGTTTTTGTTCGTTGCACTCGTTAGCCATGTCAACTAAATCATTTGGCAATGGTTCTATATCGTAGTCATAAAATATGGCTAAACTGTGATCTTCTTCTTTTTTTAGTTTATCCAAATAATCGTTGAAACCATTGATTAATTTACCTATTTTACTACTATCATCATTCATATTTATTGGTCCATCCATTTGTTATTTATTTTTATTGATACAACCTTACACACATAACCGGAATTATATCTAATACCAACTTTATCAAAGCTGTGATTTGTTGCGTACCTTTTAGCACCTTTTAAGGTCCTTGAAACGTCTGTATAAATATTATCTGGTCCTGTAACTATTCCATAACTATTATTATTTTCCATTGTTTCTCGCTTTCTATTTGTTTATTTATGCTGATCTTCTTTCTAGTATTTCTGTGTGATGTTTCCAATCAATTAAAGCTATATAATCTAAATTGGCAAGTTGTTTTAAATCTTGATCTTTCCATGCGTCAAGAATTTTATCTTTGTAATTTTCTACAACTGATTGAGAATATAAAGCTGATTTTCTAATATTAATTAAATCTTTTACTTTCCATTTTTCAACATTTAATAAACTTTCAGCAATATTTTTAACTGTAAACATCTTTGCACAATCATTAACTGAAGCCTCAAAATCGCTTGAGGGTCTATTGTACCGGTGTCTTTTTTCATCTTTTTTGTTCATGTTAAATATCTCATCTCTATAAGGTGTCCATGTGATATTACTTAAAACATGTAATTGACTAAATGCTTTGTCTATTACTTTTTTTATTTGTTTTTGTTCTTTGTTCATTTTAGTTTCCTTTTAGTTGATTAACTTATTTCGTTTGCTTTGTTTATTAATTGTGATGTTGCTTCTTCTAATGGTAAATTAATTACAGCTTTTAATAAATTTTTAAATTCTGTATCTTCCATTAATAAACCAAAATCGCAAAGAGTTTCACCCTCTACGATTGATGCGATTATATTTACTTTGTTCATTTGTTTTCTTTCGTTAGTTAATTAAATTTAATAAATAAATATGGCTATAATTAGGCAACATTTATTTGTTTTATTGTTTGTGAATTAATATCTTTGCTTAAATGACAATTTGAGAAATATTGCATTAAATCATTGTCTTTTAATTCAGCTATTAATCCAAATGTTGCCGGTGTAATGTATTTAAAACCCTTACCCATAACAATATAATATCTTGATCTAACAGTTTTTTCATTTTCAAAAACTTCAAAAATATCACCAACACAAGTTGATCTTGTTTCAACTGTTGGGATCATATCAAAGCCAATACTGTCATTGATCCATGCTTCATCTAGATTTTGAGTTCTTTTAAAAACATATTCTAATGTTTGATCTAGATTTTTATTTGTAGGCATCTTCATTGTAGCGACGTGGCTAACTTCATTTTCAAATGCTTTGTGAAATATTCTTATTTTATTCATTGTGTTTCCTTTTGGTTGATTTGTTTTAAACATGATTTATATTCGTATATTCACATGGCATAAATAAGGCATGAATAAGTTTGTTTAGACACAATTCAAATAGGGTTGAAAGTAGTTAAAAGATCGTATCCATATATAAACGTCATTTGTTTTTTTTCTCACATCATAACAAGCGACGCTAAATAATGAGCACCAAACAAATTATTATTAATTAATTATATTATTACCGGTAATGTTTTCTTATCGCTAATCTATAATAGATATATATTTACCTAGATTAATGTAGTTTTTTGGTTTTTAAATTTTGGCTATACCCCAGATTGTACCCGCAGTTTTCTTTCTATATATAGACCGGACTTGAGGACACCCTTACAGACACCCACCCACTTATACAAAGACATCTTTTCTGTTTTATTTTTTTTAAAATCCACTACATGTAGTATATGGATTACTTTAGTGCAGATGATTTAGATTCAGTTTCTTATATTGAAGAAGGTACAAACAATGTCATTATTAAATTCTATGGCTTTCCCAATAAAGTAACAGCTGATCTATTTATTAGTTATGCTATGCTTAATATGGGTTTTGAGTACAAACCTGTATCTGGTATGAAGTCAGACATGATACACTAAATATGGATATTAAGATTCCCTATACACCAAGGAAGCATCAAGCTCACTTGCACAGACAGATAGACAAGCACAGATGGAATGTACTTGTATGCCATAGAAGATTTGGCAAAACAGTATGTATGATCAACCACCTAATTAGGTCAGCATTACTGTCCAAACTTAACAACCCTAGGTTCGCCTACATTGCACCCACCTTTAAACAAGCCAAAAGCATTGCATGGGATTACATGAAACAGTTTACCGCCAAGATACCCCACACCAAGTTTAATGAGACAGAACTGCGTGTAGACCTACCTAATGGTTCTCGTATCACTTTGCTAGGCAGTGAATCGCCAGATGGTCTTCGTGGAATATATTTAGATGGCTGTGTGATTGACGAATATGCCAACGTCAACAGTAAGCTATTCCCAGAAATAATACGACCTGCACTATCTGACAGAAAAGGTTACTGTGTTTTTATTGGAACTCCAATGGGAATGAACAACAACTTCTATGAACTGTACCAACATGCACAAGGTGCAGAAGATTGGTTTAACTACAAAGCTAAAGCTAGTGATACTAAGATTGTAGATGAGGATGAGTTGGTCAAGGCAAAAGAAGTGATGGGTGAGAAGAAGTACCTACAAGAATTTGAGTGTGATTGGATAGCAAACATAGAAGGAGCAGTATATGGAGATGTTATAGCAAAGCTAGATGATGATAAACACCTTACAAGAGTTCCCTACGATCCTGCCTTACCAGTATCTACAGCATGGGACCTTGGGGTCTCCGACCACAGTAGTATAATCTTTTATCAACAGTTGGGGAGAAGCATAAATATAATTGATTACCATGAAGAGAGAGGTCAAGGATTACCTTATTACATTAAGATGATAAATGAGAAAGAGTATATCTACAAAGATCACTTTGCACCACACGACATACAAGTTTTAGAGTTTGGTAATGGCAAAACCCGAAGAGAGGTCGCCTATCAATTAGGAGTTAATTTTAAAGTTGTTCCAAAAATTCCACTAGAGGATGGCATACACGCAACCACTATGACCTTACCTAGATGTTGGATTGATACTGACCATTGCAAAAAGTTA